TGATGCCCAGAAGCTACTTAAAAATTTAAGTGACTTTACAAAATACCGCGACATGGTTCGCGAGATATTTTTAAATCCAGAAGCATTTGTTGATTTCCCCTCACAACCAGTTGCTCAATGGATCTAACATGGGAGTGAATGCAATGACACCCGAAGAAAGACATGCCCTAGTTGTTGAAATCACTGCAGCTATTGCCTGCACGCTTCAACCTGCAGCCACAACACCCATACCTCAACTGACTGAGGATGAGCTTCGTTGGATAAAGCTAGCTATCGAGGCAGAGGGCCGCAAGATCAAATTCCGTGATGCTGTCATTCAGCACACTCTCACTGGATTGGCTTGGTTGGCCGTCTTAGGCCTTGGCGTTGTTTTCAAAGAGTTCATTGTGAACCACTTCTGGAAGCCATGATGTGCCTATTGGGACCGCGCTCTTTGCAGCCACTACAGCTTTCCAGCTTGTAAAAGAAGGCTGCGCTCTCTACAAAGAGGTCAAAGGAGTCGCGGGCAATGTCCAACAAATCTACAATGAGATCAATGGGCAATTTGCTGGCAAGAAAGTTTCTAAGGCTCAGGCTGCAAAGATTGAGGAAGAGAAGCAGAGGGTTCAGAAGGTAGCAGCTGCCGACCCAGACATGGTGATGTTTAAGATCAGTGATGATCTTGGAAACATGTTTGACCAGATAGACAAGATCGAGGCTCTATTCTGGGAACAAGAGCGCGACCTAATCCAACCCACTGGCCAATCACGTCTAGCTGAGCACCTTGCGCCGTGTCTATGTCATAGAGTTCATCTACAATGTTATATTCCTCAAACGTGTCTGCGTATGGCTGGCAAGTTGCAGCCACCATTGCCATAAACTTCGGCTTATCCGAATGCTCAGACGTGATTAGATCTGTGTATGGGGTGACATCACCTAAAGGAACAGACATATTAGGTTTGCGTGAAGGTTATGTTGCCAATAACGCAGGCTCCAGCCTGGTTAAACGGAATCGTGATGTTGGTTGTGGTTGTAGGAATTGCCGCGGTCCCCAAGAACAACGAGGTGATGTAGAAGGTTCCACCCTCAGCTTGGTTAATCAATGAGGCGGCGGCCACAGCTTGAGAATGGTAAACGTCTTCGCCAATTTCCAAAGCGTTCACAAAATTAACCAGAGCATTTCTGATCAACGTACCAGTTGTTGAAACATACGTTGGCAGAGCCTTGATCGTCACAGCAAAATAAATTTGCTGTGTGGCCAAAGTAAAGTAGTTAATGGTCTCAGGGTCACCATACGAATTGCTGACAGACACAGAGGTTGTGCCATAAGTTGTCATACCAGGCCACTCACGTGATTGAATGGCTGCTGCAATTGCGGCACTTGAGCCTCCAGCCACAACGGCAGAAACTGAATGAGCTGGCAAACCATTAGAGTCAGTTGCGTTTGTAGCGTTTTGATAGGCAGTGTAGCGCGTAACACCAGGCACATTGCCTATGGCTCCAAGCATGCCTTGTAAGATACCAACTGCTTGAGTGTCTACAGACAAAGCTTGGCGGGTGCGCAACGCGTCATCGGTTTCTACAGCTGTGCCAGTTGTGGCATTTGATGTGCTGACAAACGATTGCCAGCCATACTGGGCTGTATTGATGGTGTTGATTGTGCCTGCAGGTGCAGAGATATTGCCAGCAACTTGAGCTGTCACGGTCACTGAAGTGGAGCCACCAACTGGGATGGTTACAGTAGCTGGGAGATTCCAGATGTTGCCAGCAGTATCAGCTACAGAACCATTTGAAATGACCGTGCCTGCAACACCTACCACTGTGCCCACGGCCGTAGACTTAGTGGCCACTAAGCGGCTCAAGCCATTGATCTTGACCAATGACGAAAGATTTGTGCCTTGGGCATACGTGGGAGAAAATGACTGGAAGACCATGACAGCAGCTTGATTGCTATCATTGATGGCAGAAGCCAAAGCAGCTAGCCATTGACCGTCTTGTGAGTCTGGAGCCACATAAATCGATGAGCCGTAAATGGACTGGAAGGTCGCAATCAGACTTTGATAGATGTCATTGTAGGTGGGAATGCTGATGCCGGCTGAGCTAACAGTTGGGCCTAGGGTTGCAAGTGGGTAGGTCATGATCTTTTACAAGGTCTGTTGCACGGTTGTTTGTCCGTAGATAGTTTCAATCGTACAGGTCACCGTAGCGGCCCTGGAGCTTGGATCCACTTGGCTGGCATAGCTCACAATCCTCTGCACACCGGAAGTGTTCAGAATGACATCCTGGATGGCCCTGTCATACTTAGAAACCATGCCTGCACCCAATATCTGTGAATTATAAGGTGTGCCCACAGATGTGTTGAGGAACCACTCGCCCTGAATCAGTCCAAGACGTGTCTTTACGGCCTGGGCTACGGCCTCTGGTGAGTCCACATAAAAGTTGGTGGCCTGCTGGCCAAAGGTGTAATCGCCATTGGTGTCTAGTTTGCGATAGATGATGCTCATGTTGGGGCTCCTGAGGTGCCAGAACCTGGCTGGACACCGGTATGTGTATGCGTAGAACCAACGTTCTTGCCATTGTCTGTCAAGGTTCCTGTAATTGCTACGTTACCATTGATGTTGACCGTAGTTGCTTTCAATGTCAAAGTGCTTGTAGTAGCATTTAAAGACACCATTGTGTTGCCGTCATTTGAACGAAGCTGAGTCTCAGTTGTGCTGATGTTGCTAATGACATTGGGCTTTGACTTAACGCCTGGAATGACAAAGCCGTCAGACAAATTGTGCATGCGCAAAGCTGGTTGTTGTTGGATCTTTCCATACGTCCACCAAGCATCTATGCAGCGTGAAGAAAATATAACAAGCACTTCATCACCCGCAACAATAGGAAACGTAAGTGTGGCACCGCCACCACTTGGGAAAACTACTGGGCAATCAACTAAAAGCGGAATGGTTTTCCAAGAGATTGTTCCATCCACTGGAGACTTAAAGCTCACTTGAATTGTGGGTTGAACCTCACAAGTCATAGTTGCTGGATTAAATGTCTGCACAATTGCAGGCAAAGCAGTCCACATGTCAGCTTGCCAACCTGTTAAGGCTGAAAGCAAAGCGTCTTGTAAACTTTCAAATCTTTCACGGCGGTCCATTAGTTTGCCCCCACGGCTTGAATTCTTGACGCAGACAAATCAACAGCCAAACAAACCAAAGTGCTGTACCACGCTTGACCGCGGCTATCGCCTTCGTGATCGATGGCATAGACTCGATAAGTAGAATCTTTTTCTGACAGCGCGGCGCTTGGCTGAATACCTGTTCGTTGGTTGTATGGCACTGGGGCAGCATCAGGGTTTTGCTGAACCAGTCGAACAATCTCAGCATTGTTTAATTTCACCAAGCAACCAATTTGAATTCGGCTGTTAATCAAGCAGCGCAATCGAATGCCGCCACCTGTTTGCTCAGGAACCCCAATCAAACCAGTTGACACGTTGATCTCTACGGCTGTTCCATCGCGATACCCCGTATTGTCAATCAAAACAATGGTGCCGTTTTGGATGGACCACGAAGCATCAAGGCTGGTAGTGATATTGCGAAGATTAGACCTGGCAAGCCCAAACATCACAGCACCACGCAGTGAAGGAATGTTTTGCTTGTCAATGATCAAAGAGTCCATGTCGGCAGGAGTGCCCATGGCTTTTGCAATTTCTTCAACCTGCTGCTTTGGAGTTGTATTTGACTTGAGCGACAACTCAATGAATGCTTGGTTGTATTCGATGTCGCCATCGCCAGCCAAAATGTCAAGATAACTATCAATTGCATTTTCGCGTCCAATTTTGAACTGCTTAATTGTGCCCTTAAAGATGACGCCATAGTTTCCATTTTGGTATCCAGCGTTGAGAACCACTTCACTGAATTCACCTTGAATCCGTTGAATGGTTTCTTGGCTGAGGTTATACACTCGGATGGCCGCGTTGTTTGGCGTTTCTACATCAGCAGAAGTCACTTGAAAACGAATGCGGAACTCAGACAGGTCCAAGCCTTTCTCACCTTTAAATAAGATGAGGCCAACTTTTCTGATCCATTGTGTATAGTTGCTCATGGCGTTACAAAAAAGAGATGGCCCAAGCTACCCATGTTTTCATAGGTGGGCGGAGTGGAAACGTCATTGTCGGTTTGAGCAATCAATTGGCCACCAAAATTCAAGTATGCGTATGGCGCCAGCAAATCTACGTTTGCCACTAGCGGTATGCCACGAATAATGGGGGTCAATGTGCTGTCTGCAATATCAAGTGTCCAAGAGTTGGTTTGATCATTCCACACAAGCGTCAACTGGTAAGACTTACCAGCTAATGCAATAGAAAATGTCTGAGCTTCAGATGATGTTGGGATTTCAAACGTGGCCATGTTGATCACCGTGAAAGTGTGGCAGGAATCAAAGACTTAGTTCCTTGATCGATTGTAGAAGCCGTGTCACTTGGATTCTTCTGCGTGCTTTTTGGCAGTGAGACAGTTTGTGTGTTCACCAAAATAACTTGGTGGCAAACCATAGTCACAAACAAAGCATTTTCTGTCTTTTCATCAGTTTCTACTGAAAGAGTTTTGCAGACCATGTTGACATACTCACGTTTGCCCGTAGTCAAATCAAACAAAGCTCGGTTCTCTTGCAACTCTAGCAAAGTGTCGTATGCAGTCTTCATTTGGTCAGAATTAACGCCTGCCAGTGCTGATTGAACACTTTGAATAGCTTGCACAGCACCATAGATGGCGGCACCAGTTTGCACAACTTTGCTGTTTGCAGCGCCTGCGGCCACAGCAGCATTGATTAAACCGTTTGAAGTGTTTGGGCTGTTAGACCAAACAATCTCAAGAGTGACCTCAGCAGGGCGCTTAAAAGCGTGGTCGCTGATGCTGGCACCTTGTTCAACTGGGTGATCCGTAATCTCTAGCTGATCCATGTGGCGTTCGCGCACAGTGGCCATAGCTGAGATGTCTGGCATCTTGAT